TACGGCTAGATTCTTGTTTTACAATATCAACTTTTTGACGAGATCCACCACCATTGCCTATCCAAGCATATGCAGTAATCGCATTTTCTTGATTAGTTGATGAGCTAACTGCACCTGTATCAGCAGTTAACGAGGCAATTGCATCAAGTGTACCTTTAGTACCGGTGCTGAATGTAACTGTTGGGGCTGATGCATAACCTGATCCTTTTTCTGTAACTTCAAGTGTTTGAATAGTACCAGTTGTTCCAACAAAAGTAGCAACTGTTAATGTTAAATCGTTAGTTGTGTCAACACCACCCAATAAACTACCCAAAACAACAATAGTATCAGTCAAATGATATCCTGAACCAGAATCAACCAAAGTGACAGTTGTATTAGAGTTATAAGTTGTACCCGTGCCAGTTTTAGTTATAATAAATGTTGCACCTGAACCACCACCAGCTGAGGTCGATGCTAACGGGGCGGTTATGGTTCCATATGTACTAGCAGCGGCTACTGATGTACCTGATTTAGTAAACGTAGTTTTGTTTGTTAATGCACCTGCTGCAGTATATGTATGAACTTTAATAACTGCTTGAACACCATTTGGTAGGTCCGGGGCAGTAACAGTTACTTGTGATAACGAATTATTTGTAAAACCAGTAGAATTATTTGCACCAGTTAATGCAATTGTAATGCCTTCGCCACCAATTCCATTGTCAGCAGTTGTAGTGGCACCAACATTGCGGTTACCAAAGAATTTTTTATTTAGAGGTCTTCCCATTTGTTTTGTCTCCTTGACGTTCTAGGTCATACGCTGAGGGATTTCAGCATAAATCAGTCTATTAGTCTGATATAATTATGACTGTAAGTATTTATCCTCAAAGCCTAAAGACCCATCCTTTAAAAACATAGGATGCTATTTCAAAATTGCGTACTTGGTTGCCACTATTCGTTCTATCGAATCTGTGAACTACCGCTTTAATATCCACGCAATTTTACCAGAATCCCATATTCTATCATACCCCAACATCTGCATTATTTCCCATTCAGTCATCGATTTATCGTATTTTGGGTGTTTTTTTAATAATTTTTGTTGAGTAAATTGTTTTCTTCCAAGCAATTGATGGTAATTTTTGGTGTATTTATAGCGTGGTTCTACATTATGACTAATGACAAAATTATTTACCAAGTATACATTACCATTACTGTGATTATTATCACTAAAACTTAATATTTGTTTTTGGATAGGTAAATGAGATTCTGCATATTTAACCATTTTACTAAACAATCCTGGAAAGATTGAATGAATGTTGGTAGCATATCGCTTTAATTCTATATATTTAGAACTATCTTTAAATGTCATGACTGCCATCAACTCATTGTCATAATACGCACCAAACACATATTGAGAATTACGATCTTTTGAAAATCCTTGTATATGGTTGCTATCTAAAAATGGTCGTTCTTCTTTTACTGTAATTTTTTGTATGGTTAGTTTTCTAGCGCCTATAATGTTTTTGATATTTTTAGTAATATATTTTATTTTACTTTCAATAATATACCATTTGTTTAGAATATCAACATCTAACCATTGATACAGATCTATGTTCAGTTCTTTGCACTTTTGCCATTTACTGTGATGATAATTTTTTCCACGACCCCCGTTGAGTTCGCTATGCCAAAAAATACTCCCAACTTCAATCCCAACATTAAAGTCTGGTAAATAAAAATCTATCTCAAATGGTCGTATTATTTTTTTATCATTTTGTATATACTTCACCCCAAGATCAGTCAACAATTCTGCTATTTTAAATTCCAAAATGCTTTTATTACTGGTTAATAAATGTCGAGTATTGTAATAATCACAATATCTCGCGATAGTAGTTGCATCTACACCAAGTTCGTATGCAGCAATAGTGAGAGTTTTATCTTGAATAAAACCGGAAAATTCATCAATGTCATGTAAAATAGATAGTTGTGAATCAGATAAATGAATATGCTTCGGACTTTGCCTACCATATTTTTCAATTAGTGTTTTTTTAATTTTTTCTTTGTTTTCAATTATTTCAAATGGGTTCTTACCTTCATATAATTCATCTAATGCAGTTCTTGCATGACTCATTAGCGAACCATATCGTTTTATAGTGGTTGTTTTTGATTTATCAATAATATCTTCACACTGAAATGGAAAATCGACACCATATTTGAGATTGTTTGATTCTTTTATTTGATGTTTTATAACTTCACTTTGAAATGGGTACGATGCACCATACCGCTTGTTATTAGTTTTGGTGATTTTTTCCTTAATTGCATCACAATGTACAACATTTTCGCACCCATACCGTTCAATATTTGTAGCTTTTTGTTTTTCGTACATGGCTGTCCGGGTGTCATCACTGATATTAGATTGCCAGTTTTTCATACTCAACGATTGAGATTCCCTAGCACAGCTACACTTCACCTTATTCCCGCAAAATTCTCTATACCCCAAGTTATAAGAGTTGAATGCCGGTGTCTTCCCACAATTACGAGCAACTGGTGGTCCATTCATGACAATAAATATTCGTTCAGATAAGTTTTTAGGTGAATATTGTTCAGTTTCTGAAATTAATTGATTGAGCAAAGAAGGACGGTTGACTAGTTTGCGATGAAACTGTTTTGAGTCTACTCCCTGTAATAACTCCGTTAATTCGTTTTTCATATAATCCCTACTTCAAAAATTAATAATTATACCATTATTACATTACATTTACAAGGTATAGCAGAAATAAAAAAACCACCCGAAGGTGGTTTTCTTTTAGATGAATATCTAATTGATTTAGCTAAATTTTACGTTAGCGTTGTTAATACCAACCAAACCTAAATAGTCAGCCGCGTTACCTAACGAACTTGCAGTGTTGTTAAGTTCAACATAACCGTAACGAGTCATAAAGCTTACAACTGGTTCGAATGTTGATGGATCTAAAACAACGCCAGAACTCATCAATGGGATATATGGGCAGTAGAATGCTGGTGCATCTGATTCTGAACCACCTTTGTAACCAATTAAAATTGGTTTGTCATCTGTTGCATATGTGTTAACATATACTTTTAATGAGTTGTTTAAAGTACCAACAAATTTTGTATTAGTTGGGGCTTCAAAAGTACCTTCTGTTGTGCGAGCAAACGCAGAAGTTGTAGCTGATTGCAAAATAGTTAATGCAAATGGGCTAACAACAGCATAGTTACCTGCACCACGGCGAGTACGTTGAGCGATTAAGTTAGCAACACGATTGATTTGGATAGCCAAAGCAGCATGTTCGTCACCAACGAAAGTAGCAGTACCAGAAACATTAGCTTGGTCATAAGTTTGAACTTCTGTACCAGCCAAGCTGATCAAAGAACCAATAATTTCTTGGTCGATTTCAGCAGTGATTTCTTGTGCTAAAGCAGCCATAATTTCAGCTTCTACGTCGATACCTTGTTGAGCTTGTGCATCCTGTGCTGATTCAAATGTCCAACGAGCACTCAATTTACGAGTTTTCGCTTCAACAGTTTGTTTCAAGATTTGGATGCTCATTCTTTTACCTGCTTGACCTTCCAATGTTGCAGTGTTGGTTGCACCAGCTGGTACAGCATCATTACCTGAGTAAGATTCTGCAATTTTGAATGGGCTCAATGCTTCTTCACCTGCAGTTACTTGACTTGAGTTGTCAGCGTAACGAACACGTAAAGTATGGATTTGACCAACAGGACCGGTCATTGGTTGTACACCCACCAATTCGTTAGCAATAACGGTTGGCATTACACGACGGATAACTGGTAAAATTACACGGTTTAAAGTAGCGATGTTGCCTGATGATGTGCCACCAGCAGTTGCACTTTCTGTTAAATATTTACGAGTGTTTTCTAAAGTAACACCCATTACTGATTTTTTTGTGCCTTGTAGACCTTCTAATAGGGCTTCTTTAGTTTCCGCCCAACGGCCATTAAGTAGTTCTGACATTTAATTTCTCCTTAAATTTAAAGCCCAGCGAGTCTACGCATATCAATGATGTTAGAGTCGTCGCTGCTACGATTAGTTTTGGAAAGTTTATTTCCAGTAATTTCTTTAGCTTCTACTAGTGCCTGTCTCTTTTGAGGAGCCTTTCCTGCAACTACTGCCGGTAGATACTTTTCGAAACTTTCGTTTAATTTTGAGGTTTTCACACTCTCCATTAACTCGCCCATAATTGAACGTTGTTCACTATTTAGTGGTGCCAACAATTCACTCATGATGTCCTTACGAACTTGCGCTTCTTTCAACGCACGGATTTCTAGTTGTTTGCTTTCTAAAATCTTCTCTGCATTAACAACAGCTTTAGCTGCTTCCTGCATTGCGTGATCTTTCATGTCTATGACTTTGAGCAATTTGCTAGTTTCCGATTTTTCATTTAAATAACTCGTTTGATATTCAGCAGCAAATGCTTCGAATAACTTACGACCGAACTCAGAACGACGAGCAGCTTCAATATCTTCTTTCAATGATGTAATTTCAGAACGAAGTCCTTGATTAACAACATTTTCAACAAGTTTCGCAGCACGTTGTACGAATTGTTCTTTTACTTTTTTGATTTCTTGGCGACCTTCACGCAGTAATTTAACTTTTGTTTCGGTCAATTCTTGTTTGTCTTTATAAAACTCTGTAATTTCTTGAGCTAGAGCCTCAACTACGAAGTTTTCCAAGGTGCCAAATTTATTTACCATTTGCATTTGATCTTCATGCAATTCTTTGATTTCAGAAGCTAGTTGACGTGTTACAAATGTTTTCATAACATGTGCGCTTTCAGAAATCTTTTTAGCATATTTAACTTTCATTTCTGCTAATTGCTGGCGATCTTCTGCAAACTCGCCAATTTCACTAGCTAATTGATCAGAAATCATACGATCTACTGCTTCAATCATAGTGCTTTTGTCGTGTTCATATTTTTGTGCAAACTCTTCGCGTAATTGTTGACTTACTTGTTCACGATTTTCTAAAATCTTACGTTCCCAAGCGGTTTCAATTGACTCTTTGATCTCTCCAGAAATCACATTGTTTTCAAATAACTTGTTTAATGCATCCAACATGTGATTCTCCTATTATTGGAGATTACTTATTATGCCTAATAAGCTCTCTTTGAGATATTTTTGCGCCTGTGGATCACCCTTCACTTCTTGTGCTATACGAAAAGCGTTATAACCACCGCGTGTATTCATTAGGTGTTCATAAATTGGTGTAGGATATGCTCCAGGTGCAGATGGCTGGGCCACCATATCTACTGTGATAATCTCAAAATCTGAGACTTCGTTTGATCCGTCATTACTGACATTTCCAGAACCTCTTGATGAGACACCTAATTTAACTCCACTTTCCAGCATTGTTTTAATTAACTGTCCCATAGGAGTTGGCAAGATTTTAAGCTTGCCATATCCATTAGGACCTTCCATCCACATATTAGTTATCATGTGGCTTACTCGATCTAAATTTATTTTTAAATCATCGGGATGATCTACTTCTCCGAGGACTGAATAACCGTTCTGAATCTGATCGTTGAGGGTTTTAACAGCCTTGCTAATCTCACTCACAGGATAAACCCGCTGGTTTGCATTTCGGATTCCACCTTGAATGCAAATACCAGACATGTACAAGTTTTTCCCTTCTCTGTCATCAGATTCAACGATCATTTGTGCTTCGTTGAAGCTGAGGTTTTCTCGGAGATATAACATAGATTATTTCCCGCTCACAGGTCCGTAAGCTTTAACGCCGCCTGATTGACCTTTGCGTTCCGCACCATGTCCTTTACTAACAGGTTTCAATTTTGGTGCTTTTGAATTACCTGGGACGTTTTGGTTACCACCATCCATTTTTTGTGTAGATGGTTTTAACAACCCACCTTGTGTTCCACCAGTTGTTGATGTACCACCACGTGCGATGTTAGCTGTTGTGCCACCCATATCATTTTTACCTGCTAATGGGCTACGTGTTTGAACACCGTTATCACCGTGTTTAGGTAATGCAACTTTGTTCACATATTCCATAAATGCTTCGAATTCATTTTGTTCTTCTGGTTGATTTTCAAAAGAGTGAGTCACATGTACTTCTTTAACGCCACTGTCGCCAGCGCCTAAATCTGCACCGAATTCATCTTCTTCACCACCGAATTCATCTTCTTCACCACCGAATTCGTCACCTTCTTCATCACCGCCAAACATATCAGCGTGTTCTGGTTCGCTTTCTTCGCCAGCCATTAATTGGTCCAATTCTGATCTCAATTCGTCAATTGCATCTTCAAGGTCAAGAATTCTGTCTTCGTAGTCACCTTCTTCTGAATCATCACCTTCTTCATCATCACCAAAATCTGGTGCATCATCTTCTTCATCATCTTCTGAATCATCACCTTCTTCGTCATCACCGAAATCTGGTGCATCATCTTCTTCATCATCGAAATCTGGTGTGTCAGTTTCTTCTTCCTCTTCTTCCTCTTCAGGACCACCGAAATCAGATTCTAATAATTCTTCATAAATTTCACGTGATTTTCCAACAACAATGTTGTGGAAAATTTCTTTTGCTGCTTCTTGATCTTCATTGATCAAAGCTTCGAGCATAGCTTCAAATTGTGCGCGATCTGTCATGTATAATTCTCCTGTGATAATTACAAGCAAGGCTGTATCTTATTTACTTTATTTAGTAAAAATAGTGGTATAATAGTCAAAAAACGTTATATTTCGCGTTATACGGGTGGTGCTGCCGGGGTTGAATACATCGAATGTATAAATCCTAGTTCACTCTCTTGTTCTAAAATATGAGCTTCGCTACTTTTACGAAGCTCATTTAATTGTCGAAGTGTCAACCGAGTTTTGCGTGTATCACCACGCAAAAATGTTCCACCATCACGCTCTGGTTCATAACGTAATTCACTAGCCATTTGTCTAGTATCAGGGTCTATGTAAAATAATTCTCTTAAAATCATAATAGTATTTATACCGGTGGAGGTGTTACTGGTACTGCACCCGCAGCTGAAGCAACTGGCGCTGCTCCTGTTCCATCAGTTGGCAATTCTCCTTCCATTTCTGGAGAGATTCCTAAATCACCCGCCATGCCTAAATCGCCCTCAATACCTGCCGCCGACAATCCAGCGCTACGCAATTCACCAGCTGCATCAGTATGTGTAGGCTGTCCTTTACCACTTTCTTCGCCCCATAAACGTTCGTTTTCTGCCACCTCATCATCAGTTAAACCAAGGAATCGTTTCAAAGCAAATCGTTTACTCATATAGGGTATAGCTTGCAATGTGTTGAACGTATTGATACGTTCACTATCTAACGATGCTTGTCTGGTGCTAGCAAAATTAATTGGTGGATTGAAACTCAATTCAAATAAACTGGAATCAATGTTTACCCCTCGATTGTTCATGTACAATTTAAATTCGCTATCAAATGCTTCTGTAATCAAACACTGTAATCTCTCGCAATATTTGTTAAATCGCAATTCTTGAATATATGCTGTACCAACTCGGCCATCATTAAAACTAGCTTGGCTGTCGTCTGCACCAGTTGGCAAATATGAACTTGGAATTCGTAATCCACGGAATAATTTATTGGTGAAATATTTTAAATCATCAATTTCGCCAAGATTTGTACCACCAGGCAATGTATCTACTTTACTCCCACGACCATCAGCAGTCATTGGGAAGAAATAATCTTCATTAATTGATAACGGATTGTAAGCTGAATCGATTACATTTTGACCGCCACCAGTTTGACTTGGTATTCTTCGTTGATGTATTTCATTTTTCACACGTTCAACAAATGCCATAGCTAAATGGCTAGGCATATTGCCAACATCAATGTGGAATATACGGCGTTCAGGAGCACGTTGAATACGATATATTAAGATCGCATCTTCAAGTAATTCTTTTTGTTTATATACTTTAAATATATTTTCTAATAAACTATTACCAAATGGGTAATTATTATCAAGACCTTCTGATAATGACAAATGAACTACGTGTTCTGCATCAATTGCGTTTTCTGTTTCAGATAACCCCCATCTACTACCAGAGCTACTAGAAGGATAAGCACCAGATGTCCCACGTTGTGTCGAACTTGTTCCCAAATATCCGCTACTTGGAATCACCCCACCACCATTTTGTCGTGGATTAATGTTTGGTGTTATCTGTGTTGCAACTAAATTTTCAAAATTAGGTGCTAAATCTTTAATAACGTATTGTTCTGGTTTTTTACCATCACTTTCATTTACAATTATTTTTACAATTTTACTTGGATCAACCCATGACCATTTCTGTGTTTCTGGGTCTCTGATGAAGAATGCATCACCATATTTGAATACATTTCTAACAATTCTAAAAATCCTAGTATCAAACAATTGTAATGTATTCCATTGTTGTAAATATTCACCAAGAATTCTTACTTCAGAATTTGTTGCTTTACTTCGCCATTTAACAGTAAATGGGCTTTTTCCATCTTTTAATTTTTGTGTACAGAATTCAGCTAGAATATCTAATGCTGCATTGATTTCTGGGTCACTATCCATTACTTCATACTGTTGGTATCTGTCAACTCTGTTTGGACTACCAGTATATACGTCTGGTAAATAACTAGAATAATTAGTTCTAGCTGGACCAGGTTTAGAGTTGGAGTTTAATCCCGATACTGGACTTAATCCAGATCCCTCAGCCACCGGTGTAAAATACTTTTTCCATGTCATTTTAAAAATTCCTTATCTTGCGTTTAAATTAGGCGATAATTGCTTGGTTGCACGATATTGTTTATCAGTGGTTTCCAACATGTCTGATGTTGTTGATATTAGTTTAACCATTGATGTATTTAACGTTGCTAACTGCTCATTGATATCTTTTAAGGTTATATCAGATGCACCAGATGATGTTTCTTGTGTAACTTGTGGTGCTTGATTCACAGGTTCTATAGTAGGTTGTGGCATTTGATTCATTAAATTCGACGAAGTCATAGAAACAGAATTCATCATATTTTCAATGATATTTGCTTGTTTGCCACCCATTGTCTTTTGCATATCTGCTAAAAATTCTGGCACTTTTCCTTTTGGAACCACCGCCTCATTTCCATGTAAAATCGCTGACATTCCTGTACCGAAATCCTTGCCAAACCAATCACCAAATGATTCTTTTGTGCCGTTGGCAAATTGATTTTTCGTAGTAGAACCACCACTTGATGCCGCTAGGTTACCCATTAATTGGACTGTTGCGGCTGATATTGATTTAATATTTGATAAGCCTTGAATAGCACCCTTTTCTAACATTGAACCTATATCTTTAATAAATGTTCCGCTATCAATAGATTTAACAAAATCCTTACCAAAATCACCATACATTCGGTCGGACATTGGTTCGCCTGTTTTTTTATCGATTGTTGATATAAAATCATTAACTGTTGCCCCTTCGGTATTTTTCTTACTAACTGCATCGGCAAATCTAGCATTAGCTGCCAATACTGCTTCTTGAGGTTTTTTTGCAGCATCTTCAATCGCTCTACCAGTTTTAACAAGAAATTCAGTACTGGCTGCTTCAGCTGCGATTTTTCCGGATCCAGTTTTACTTTCTACTGCAAGTTCAGCTTTTTTTCTGTTTTCCGCAGCAGCTTCTGCTTGACTTATTTTTAGGTTTTCAGCGGTTGATTGAATACCTTCTGATTGCTGTCGAAATCCCAGCATAATTTCACCCTGGGTAGTGGCAACTTTATTAAAACCAGAATTAGCCGCTATTTGCTTTTGTACTTCAGTAGAGTTCATCCGTATGGCGATTTGTTCGTTGATTGATTCAATTTGCTTTTTATACGTTTCGGCCTCTTCCTTTGTACCAGCGTGTTTTAAATTCTCAACTGCATTTCTCAATGGTTCTGCTAACTCACCAATTCCTTGTGCAACTTCAAGATTTTTCTCAGTCAACGCACCACCAGTAACATAGTTTTTTATTAAGTCTCCAACAATTTTTGGTGTATTTTGAATAACACTGTCAACGGAAGACTTTGCTTCTTTATTGACATTCACATTAAGTGCTGCTTGATATTTCATGTCATTTTTGTTTGCTTCCATGATAGAAATTTGTTCTTTTCTACTAATTCCGTATAATTGAGTGGTTTTATCCATCTCTTTACCAAGTTTATTAACTGATTCAAATAACAGATTCTGATTTTCGACCTTTGATAAATCCAAATGCCGCTGTGTCGTCATTGACATTGCTAG